GGATATAGGTATTCAAATCTGCGGCGGTGACAATTCTGCCGCTGGCCCAGGTCAAAGGACTGGTGAATGCCAATGGTGCGCCTCCTGTTTTTTAGTAAGCCAGCCGGGTCGAGGTTCCGAGCGCCGACGTATTCAGAACCCAGGAGTCGGAGAACTGGGCCGCGTCGGAAAGGGTATATGTCACTTTATGCAAACGGTTCGCGCTGATCTGGTGGCTGATTGCCTCAATAAAAAATCCCCGGTTGTCAATCGACAGGTTCGCGTTATTATCAGCGACCACGGTGACGCGCTCGGACAGGTCGCGGTCGAGCATTTCGTTCAGCGAGTTGGTGTCCCGGTTCGCCCAGTAGGATAGCTTCAAAACCGCTGATGGGTCTTTGTACAGGTTGACATTGAAATTCGCCCAGTCCAAGGCTTCCAGAGTTGTAGGAATCCACGGCGTCTTGCTGGGCCACGTCCGCTTCCCGAAGGAGGACTGGCTAGTCGTATCCTCGACCTGTATTGTGGCCGGGTCGTCCGCCGTGATTCCCGTCCCTCTGGCCTGGAGCTTGGTGATGTACGCCACGACCGAGCCGTTGTTGGTCAGTGTGATTTCCATAGTCTCGGAGGATTTGGAGACCGAAATACCGACCGATGAGGTTAAATTAGTAGATGAGCCGTCGGCGGCGGCGTTGGCAGTCATATCGGTCGTCGATGCCGTGGTCGTCCACGCATTGACTCCGACGGCGTTGTTGGCTGATGATCGGGTCGGATACCGGGCGATATATGTCAGAGACACACCGGGAGAGATCGCCGGCGAGTTGGCGCCCGACTCCGAGAGCGTCCAGAGTACCGCCGCACTCCCGGCGGTGGTATACGTCTGGACTTCTGTGGAAAATATATTAAAAATTCCGGGCAGCGGGTCGTCCTGGATGATGCCGGAATATACCCTCGCGGCGCCGGATGCGTCGGAATATGTGGCCTGGCTGGTCAGCTCATCGCCCGACAGCCGGTGGTGGCGGTTATCAAAGATGATCTTGCCATCTTTGCCTTCCCGGATAAAACCGCCCTCGGTCGCCTCGACTTCCTGAAGCGCTTGGACCGCGTATGCTTTGCTTTTCCAGTACCGGGTGATAGTCGTCAGGCCGGTGTCCAAAGTTCGGTATGTGCTACCACTCCCCCAGCCGGCGGCGTCGAGGATGTCGTCCACGACCTGGTCCGTCCGCTGGGCTGTCACCATCGGGACCTCGATCTGGTCGAGGTTGATCTGGCCGAGCGGCCCGGTAGCCTCAAGGATTGCCGTGGCGTCTCCGCCAAGGAATACTTGCGGCGTGATCCGAGTTAAGTATCCCTCCCATATAGGCTGGTTGGTCTGAGTCGCCGACGTTCCTAGGAGTCGGACGGGCCGGCCAGGTAGAATCTGCCCATAGAGTGGGCTGCTTGTATTAAATGCGTTGTAGTCACCCGACCGATTATCCAATACGACGCGCATCATCCCGGCCTTGCTATTCCCGGTTAACTGGCTGGCCCGGTCTCGACCGAAGGAGCAACTGATCGACCGGATTCGCTCACTAGCAACGACAAAGGCCGCGCCGTCCGCCCAAGTAACCGGGAATGTTATCGGGAACGCAGCGGAATCCCATCCGTCAGTCCCCCACCAATTGACCTGTAATTTGTAGGTTGCTACTACCATTTATTCCCGCGCTGGGAGTTCCGCCGGCCATTTGGCCTTCAGTTTTTCAGGTGTGTTAACGCCAGTCGTAATATTAAACGTCGCCGGGATGTCCCGGAGCGTCTGCTTCTTGGCCTTGATTGCAGCCTGTGCATCTGCGTCCCCTGCCTCGACTGCACGCATGAACGTGACGTCCTCCTTGACGAGTTCTGCATTGCGTACCCGGCGAATCTCTGCCATGTGGATTGCCCTCGCTTTGCTCATGTTGATGTTAATTGGCATTAATCGCTCCATTCCCAAGCGTTCCGAAAATAGGTATCTGTGGGCAGGTCGGTGTCCTCACATTCGCCGATTAATGCCATCGCACGATGCCCAGCAATCCCGGCGGCGATGGCGTCACGGGTATGGACGGCCGGGTCGAAAGGCGTCGTCAAATCTGAGGTGCGGCTGAGTTCGAATAGAGTCTTGGTGAGTTTATTACCGTCAGCATCATCGCCTATAATCTCTGTTATACAGAGCGTATCTTCTGCGGAGATTGTTAAATATCTTTTAGCCATTACTGAGCCCCAAAACCTGCGATACACTCATAGGTTGAGGCCGCAGCCCCGGAGCCGTCGCCGCTAAGAACTCGCAAACTACCCGCCGCCATCGTTTCAACCCGAATGTCTGACCCGGTGCCAGCAGTCCGGGCGGCCATAGTAGCGCACCAATTCGCGCTGCTAAAATCTGTCGTGATAGTCACCGTGTGGTCGCCAGTCCCTGGATTAGATACTGAATCTACGTTAAAGCTTGCATTTACCGTTGTGCCGCCGCCGTCATATTTTACCCAAAATTTAGCCACTGATAGGACATCAACAGCACTTGTCTTAAACTGCGGAGCGGCTCCGGCGCCGTTGCTCGTCAGGACTTGATTCGCACTACCTACGGCCACCGTTGCAATCACGCCCGACGCGTTCCATGTTATGAGCTCGCCGTCCGTCCCGTCGGCGAGCTTGGCAATGGCGAGCGCTTTATCAGCGATGGCGGTCGCGTTGCCGGTGGATGTTACCACGCCAGTCAGATTGGCGTTAGTCGTGACATTTCCAGCGGTCAGACTGGACGCAGTCCCGGAGACGTTGGTCATAACTCCCGATGCCGGAGTCCCAAGGGCCGGCGTCACTAGTGTCGGGCTGGTGGCAAATACTGCGGAGCCGCTCCCGGTCTCATCGGTCAGGGCAGAGCGGAGGTTAGCGCTGGATGGAGTTCCCATGAAAGTCGCCACGCCGGAGCCAAGGCTTGTTATTCCTGTGCCACCGTTAGCGACGGGCAATGTTCCGGTCACCGCCGAGGCCAGCGGTATTTGCGCCCACGCCGGGTTGTTGCTCGTTCCCGTGTTTGTCAAAACGTGGGTCGTTGTCCCACTCTTAGCCAAACGGCTCAGGATCGTTGAGCTGGAAGCGTAAAGTATATCGCCCTGAGCTTGGGAGTCGAAGATATGCCCAGTCCCGTCGGTCGTGATGTATTCCGCCTGGGTCATCGTGGCGCCGGGGTCTTTATGCTGAAATTCGTTAGCCATTATCCTCCTATGCTCTCGCCAGTACGCCGGAGAAGCCGCCGCCAAGGACGGCGTCCCGGATTACTGATGTTACTTTCTGCTCGAAGTCGTCCATGCCGTTCACGTCGCCATTTATGACTAGGTTGATTGTCATTCCGGCGCCGCCGCCACGCCCCAGCGGGACGACCGCCTCCGGGCCAGACTCCCCGATCATTGCCAAAGTGGGCCGGGTGACGATGCCGCCGCGGGCCAGCGTTGGAATTTCTGGAATCTGCGGCATCCCCAGCGTGAAGCCGCCAACCCGTCCGACCAATGGAATATTTACGCTCGGCACGCTGATTTTTATTGAGTTAATGCCTCGAATAAACTTATTGATGGCTCCGACTACGACGTTAATCCCGCCCTTGATGCCGGACACCATGCCGTCCCAAATGCCAACGATGCGGCCCTTGAGGTTTTCAAATATCCCGATGAGCGCGTCCGAAACCGTCCGAAATGTGGACTTGATCCCGTCCCAAATCTCGTCCCAGTTATTCTTGAGGAATAGAATGGCTTTGATTAGCGGTCCAGCCGGGAGCAGCCAGGCAAATTTGGAGGTATATAGCGACTGGATCGTCCGGGATACTACGCCAAAAACATCCTTGATTTTATTAAAGGATGTGACGAATGTTTCCTTCAAAAATAGGATGATCTTGTCCCAATTCTTATAAATGATGATGGCCGCGACAATGGCCGCGGTGATCCCCAATACGATGGCCGTGATCGGGAGCATCGACAGACTGAGCGCCCCGAAAGCCCCGGACAATATCCCGATGGACGCCGCGAGAGTTGGCAGCATCAAGAGGATCGGCCCCAGGACGAGCGCCAGACCTCCCAGCACGCCGACAACGATGAATAATACTTTACTGAGTTGTGGATGCTCGGAAGAAAACGCGATCAACTTGGTTGTGACTTGTTCCAAAACGGTCGCCAGGACGGTCAGGGCCGGGAGTAATGCCTTGCCGAATTCTTGCTGTAGGTCGCCCACCCGGTTTTTGAGCTGAACCATCGGGTCCGCCGCTGCTTCTGCTTGACCGCCGAATTTCCCCATTATGGCCGCGATGACCTCGGTCGAGGTTGCGCCCTTCTCCACCTCGATGCCGTACCGCTTGAGCGCGGAGGTTTCGCCGCTGATAGCCCGCGCCACCAGAGTCGAGGCGGCGCCCAGGTCCATCCCTTTCCCGGCTGCGAGGTCGAGGACCGCCGGCAATGCTGCCATCGCAGACTCGTAATCCCCGGAGACCGAGATCAGGCCCATCAACGCGTCCCGTTGTGCCTCATCCCCGAAGTTCGTTTTGTTCTGCTGGGCGGCGATGACCCGCTCGATGGCGGCGGCCTGTGAGTCGTAGGATGTCCCGACGTTTTTAAGGGCCACATCCAACTGAGCGATCCCGATGGCCTCGGCCTGGGCAGACTTGACCGCGGACGCGCCAAGCGCCGTTATCCCGGCGCCCAAGGCGGTCAGCCCGACGCCGATGGCCTTGCGGTGCTTCCTAATGCCGTCCGCCATCTTGCCAAAAGCCGACTGGGTTTTCTTAAAACCTTCCTCGGCGTTTTTGGGATTCGCGGTTATTTCTATCTCGACAGCGTTAGCCATTGTCCTCGTCCGGTTGTCCTTCCTGTACTATCGCGACCATTCTGAGCAGTGTCACGTCCTCGGCCATCAGCGCCGAAGGCAGACAGCTATATCGCTGGCAAAGGCCGTCGATCAACTCGGCCTGTTCTAAATCCCACGGCTTAGCTATCGTCCGACCGTCCCGGTCGACGCCGCCGCCAACGTGCTTATATCGGCGGATGTCTCGGCTAAAGGGGCCGGAACCGCCGCGACCGCCTCGATCCAATGCTGGACTATCAGCATTGCCAGCGCCAAAGGAATCTGGAGCATACCGGCCCCGGTTGCCGGGATAGACTCCCCGCCGGCGCCTTCCAGGTTCCACTCCATCAAAACCTCGCCGCCGAATAGCTCGGCCATCTTGACCTGGTCGTCACCCTCGGCGGCTTCCCGGAGTGCGATGTAGTGGGCGAAGCTAACGTTCAACTTCACCCATACCTCGGCGCCGTCGTAATCGGTCCCGGAGAATGTAATGTGGGCGGTCTGGTCCGGGATGCGGAAGCCCTTCTTCGTCGGCTTCGTCCCGTTAATCGCCACCATTTAGGCCCACGTCGGGACTGCACCACCGGCGAGCGAACCGGGCGCCGAGAATGTCAACGAACCGTCACTCCCTCGACTCAGAGCATAATCGGTGTAAAATAGCTCCCCGGCTAGAACCTGGCCGGAGATGGTCAAGGTCGTTGTCCGGGCGACCGACGACGACGGGACGGTCTTGAATACATCATGCGCCATATTGCTCGCATCGTCGAACACCCCTGAGACGGATACTGTGAAATCGGCCAGCAGTAGCAGACGCTCACGGGCGCTCTTGTCCAAACCTGTGATATCGGATTCTTCCCGCGGTGTGGCGAAGTCCAGATTTGTGATGTCATTCGATATTGTCCGGGCGCTTCCGCCGGAGTCGTCGATCGCGACGGTCATTCCGAGTCCTGATTCTTTAGCCATTGATGCCCCTCCTGTATTCTGTGTCGTTCCAGATGTCCATGTATTCTAGTGGTTCCATTATCCTTTTGTTTAGACTCATTACCGGGTCGCGGTCGTGCGGTATCCTATGCCGGCCCAGTTCTCCATCAAAGCACATCTGCCCCGGCGCGAAATGGAAAACGATCAGCCCGTCCTGTTGCTCCTCGGTGAACTCCATCCCCGACCGCCGCACCCACTCGATATTCCCCAGGTCGGTTGACGGGAGGATCGTCCGCCAGCCGTTGATATAATTCCGGCAGTTGACCTCGGCGCAACTTGCCAGCTTCCAGTAATCCGGACCGGCGGGCCGGTTGATCCGCCATTTCATCATTGCCCATAATCTCCATACTGCCGGCGCTCCGTTATCAGACCAGCCTCGCCAAGCTGACGGAGGACATCCGCAAATCCCTCATGGTCCGCCATGATCTGGCGCATCTCATTCTCGACCACCGCCTGGCGGGTCACCACGTCGGAGACTTTATCGGCCATCTCGGTGTCGAGTTCCCGGTCCCGGATCGACTCGATCGCCGGGCCGTATTCCGCCCTTAATTGCTCGATACTGTCCAGGGCGGAGTCGATATTGCCGCGAAGTGTTACGACCCAGCCGATCAAACCGATCACAATGACGGCGACCGGGATCAGGCTCAGTCCTAATTGCAGAGGCTTCATTCTATCCGTTCCCAATGGGCGCCGATCCCCGCCATATACATCAGCCGCTCATGTAGGGCGCAGCGGCGGCAGATACGGTCTGACCACTCCGCCCGCTTCCAGCTATGGAGATTTAGCCGACATAAAAAACTCATCAGTCGGCCTCAAGTATTTTCATTGATAGGGCGATGATCCCGCCCACCGACGTCCCGGTGGCGACTTCGTTGCTGAGCCATATTCCGGCGCCGGCTGTCCCTCCAAGAATCATCAACGCGAGGAATATCTGCGGGCGAATCCGTTCCCGTATCGACCGGCGTGGCGGCTCAACCGGGCGCTGGTCAGAAGGCGACATCATCCTGGGCCGTTCCTCTACGGGTCGAGACGATGAAATCAAGATTTGAGAATGTCCCCGTGGTGGTTATTCTTAGATACCGCTCGACCGCTCCGGAGACCGTTATCCGCTCGGCGGTCGGCGCCGATGCGTAACCCACCGCGGTGAACGACAAGACGGTCGCGAAGGCATCGCTGCTTCCGTTATCGCTAGACTGCTGGATCGTCACGGTCGGCGTCCCGGAATCACAATCAACGATCTCCAGATATGCCACCATGCCGGCGGATGTTGCCGCGCCGTCGTCCCGGCTGGTTGAACTACCCGCGCTGGAGTGGGTCTCTTTCCCGGTGGTCAAAGTCTCGCACCAGTCCAGGCCGACGCCGTTAGCCTGGGAGTCGATCGTAAAACTGAGCGACCCGTCACTCCCTCGGCTGCCGTCATAATTGATCTGTTTGGATACCAGACAGGCGGCCACGTCGCCGCGGGTAGCTCCGAAAGCCCAGGTTACTATGCGGTCGGTGGTCGGCAGACTTTTGAAGGCGGCGTGTTCTTGTTCGGTCGAGTCGTTAAACCAGGAATTGACGGCCAGATTGCCGTCCGTCAGTCCCATGATCCTTTCATGGGCCGAGGCGTTCAAAGCCGTCGAATCTAATAACTCCCTCGGTGAGCTGGCGTTATTGATTGCCGCAACGTCCCCGCTGAGGTCGTAACCGTGAACGAATATCTGTTGACCGAGTCCGCTTTTCTTTGCCATTGGCCGCTCCTACGGTGTGATTGTGACTTCTTCGTATATCTGGATGTCGAATGGAATGGTCGCCGTCCTATATAAGCCGCCGCCCATGTCCAAAGTGGCGACCACGGCGGCGCCGACCGTTGAGTCGGTGCAATTCCCGGCCAGGTCTGCGTCCGAGCGGAGCTTGGTGTCAACCTCCACCATCGCGTCCCAAAGTTCCAACTCGATGCTCTCCCGGACATCTGCCGACGCCTGAAGCCGGAAGTACGCCCGGACCATGATCCGGGTCGTCGAGCCTATGTTGGACAATGTCTGCCATCCGCCGGTCCGCCCTTGCACCCAGTACGCGAGGACCGGAGTCCCGGACAGAGCCAGAGGCTCGGCCCGGATAACCGCGGTGAAGGCCGGGTCGGTTATGGACGACAGCAGAACGTCGATCCTGTCCAATGCTCCTGACCTGCTCAATCGAAAGCCTCAATCAGCGCGTCGCCGATGTACTTGTGCAGCAGCTCGCCCTTGTTTTGCTCAATCTCTCTGGATGTTTTGGCGAACATCCCATATTGCTGCTCAACCTTGTCTGCGTAGTTGATCGGCTTTCCACTCCTATTGTTGGAAAACGCATCGACAACGACAACATTGTCGCCCGGTACTCTGACACCGATAGCCCTCTTTAATGTCCGGGTATGGGCGCCGTGGCGTTCCGCCTTTGTAGACTGCCAATAGAGATGAGCCGGCGGGCCATAAAGCTGGTCGGAAACCTTGTTCGCGCCTTCAAAGACAGCCAGGTCACGCAGCCCACGGTTGACGACTCCTTGCATCACCTTGAGGCCGGAGCCGTCAAAGATTGGGCCGGTTATCTCGATCTTCGTCCCGAATGGTTCAGCCATTAAAAGATTATCCCGTTACTGGTTCCGGTCACCCGGTAGTCGTCCAGCGTCCTCAGTACCGACCGGACTTCTCCTTCTACCACGGTCATGGCCATCTCGCCGCTGCCGATACTGCCGCCCGATCCCATGTCCCGGTTGCGGAAGGTCAGCTTCGCAATGTCCAGGCAAGCCTGGACGACCAGCTCCGGGTAATCGTACCGGGTCAACGCGGCGCCTCCGGAATGCGTGGCCGCCGTGGTTCCATTGACGCCACGCTGGACGGTCAAGGTATTGCCGGAGATTGACGTGATGTATATCTGCTCGGAGTCGATCAGGATGGCCTGAGCCGGGCCAAGATCGGACGCGCTGGTCACGCTGATGGAGGTCGCCGTCGTTGAGCCGATAGCGTCCGCCGTCGTGACCGATAAAGTGTCCGCGGTGTAGCCCCAGCTTCCTAGGATGCTCAAGGTCTGCTGGCCGGCGTCGAGCGTGTTGGATGTATCCTCGTTTAGTTTGAAGATGGTTTTTGGCGCGGAGTTGTACGGCATCAGCCAGAAGTCCGCATTGTATCCCTCGGTCAAAACCGTACTCGCGCCGCGGTCGGTGTCGTCGTATGCCGTCACGGTAGTCGGGGAGACCAGCCAGCCGTCCAGCGGGATAACCTGGGCCAGCGACCCGCCGGTCGCTATATCATCCGAGCCGGAGAGGACGACATACTGAGGAGATTGGACCAACGACCCTGAGCCAATGTCATAAAATCGGGTTTCGGTCAATGGCCCAAACGTCCCGCCCTCGCAGTAATTGTCGATCCGCCGGGACGCGCCTTCCAGTATCCGACGGATGCTCCCGGCGTCGCTGGTCCAGCCGGAGGAGAAGGCCGAGCCAGCCAGATAATCCCGGAGGTCATCCGACGTGGCGTATGTGTGGCGAGTCGCCACTATTCCGCGGCCTCGTCGGCCTTGTCCTCGGCAGTGTCCGCCATCTTATTCTCGGCTGTCCCGGTCATCTTTTCAAAATAATCCGGGTAACCTTCCAGCGTTACCTCTGGCACGTCGTACTCTTTCCCCGATTCGTATGTTTCCCCGGTAGCTCCAAAGACCACGTTTTGAACACATAGTGCTAATGGCATTTTTTCTCCTTTGCTAAGGGGCGGGACCGAAGCCCCGCCCTCAAATTTATTAGGCGGCGCGTGGAATCTTGAAAGCAGCGGCGAGACCGACCTGGCCGTCACCCCTGCGGGAAGCGAAGAATCCTATCTGGTCGTTCCCCATGTACAGGCTGTCATTCCGGCGGATGGTGAAACCGACCCGGTCGAATATATAGTATTGTTTGAAGTCCCCGAAGATTCCGATTTTCTCCGTTGAGGTGATAGTGCCACCCAAGCCAGATGTTACATCGGTCAAGACGTTTGGCCGTCCGAGGATGAAGTCGGCAGGCGCCGCGGTCAGACTTGGGATGCTATGCACTCCAGCGGCGGTGATGGCGATCGAGTTGATGAGGGACGCTATGGTGGACTTCATAACCCATGTAGCGTTTGCTCGGTGCTGGGCGTTCAATGCGTAGTAGGTCCCTATGAGGTCGGCCCCGACCACGCTGGTAGCGTTAGCCATCGTGTAGAAAGCCACATCGCCATCGCTCAGAATCCCGGCGTACTGCGTCGTGTTGTTCCCGCTGATGATACCAACGTCCTCGAACTGCCCCGCGGCTTCCTGGAAAATCTGAGACAGGAATGCCGGGAGGTTTATGGCCGAGTCGTCCAGAAGTTCCCGGCTGACCTTGACCAGCCCGCCGGACTTCTCAACGGAGAACGTGACCTGGCCGACCACCGGCGTGGACTCGGTCGGCGCTGCTTCCTCAGCGATTGCCGCCCAGGTTGCCGATGCCAAAGTCGGCAAATATCCATCCTTACCAGACACACGGATAACGGTGCATAGGGGCCGAAGCTGTGAGCCAGGTACGCCCGTATCATGCACCACGGTATTCAGAAACAATTCTGGGACGAAGAAACCGCCCTCGGCGTCGGTATCTTCCTGCATGGCCTTAATCTCGTCGGGGCTGGCAGTTTTCCAGAACATATCCTCAGATGGCGACCGGAACCATTTGATGAAGGTATCGGTCATAAACCGGGCTTCTTCCTTGATGTTGTCGCCCATCTGTTCCTGCACCCACAACGGCTGAGCCATCGCTGGCATACCTTTGACCCAGGACGCTGGCTTATAGTTCGCCTTGAGATTTGCCGTGCTATCCATCGGGTTGTATATCGCCACGTCGTTGGACGTGACCGGGATCGAGTTCAGCGGCTGATTAAAATCTCCACGCAGCTTCCTCACCTGAGAGGCGGCGGCGTCGATCTCGTCAGCCTTAACCATCGTGGCCTGGGCTTCGTCGGCCAATCTCTGGAAGGTTTCCATCTCGCCCTGCTCGACGGCGGCCTGGGCCTGGTCAAGCAATGCGCCGGCTTGATTCCTAAGTTCTTTTGTATCCAATTTCATTACTCCATTATTGATTAACTTTTAACGCGAGGCGCATCCTAGCAAGGCGGAGCCGTCGGATGGCCGTGTCCGCGGCGGTCAATGTGACCGTGTCAGAGGCGGCGCCGACAGGATCGTCCGACATGGACTCGCCGGTGGCTGGTTCAAACAAGATGCCGTCATGGGCGCGACAGAATGACCGGGCCTCGGCCTCCGTCCATTCCTCGACTGACATCCGATAAGACGTTAATGACCAATCCCCGGACTCCGCGTGGCGTCCGAAAAGTATCTCGACCGACTTACCATCAAAGTCGCCGTCCTCAATAGTCTCGGAGGATGTGCGGAATCGGTCGAAGGCGTCCGGGTTAAGTATCCGGCAAGCGTGGAAGTTCGGATATGGCTTGACCTCCGGCTCCGGGGCGGCGTACCGGCTCCCTGCCGTAGCGGCGCGATACGCGGAATGGGTCGAGCATGGCATCCAGACGGATTCGCCATCAACCTCCATCCGGTGGGCGCCGGAGCAGCCCAACTCCTCGGCCCTGGTTTCGGCTTCGGCCCGGACCGGGAATTCGTCCGGCGCCTTGGTTGACGCCGCCTTTGCCGCGATCGTAGCGGTAGCGGGCGAAGCGCCCCGGATGACCGCGGAAACTTCGACCCAGTCCAGGTTGAGGATTCGGCGGGTCGTTGTCTTGCCGGCCCGGTCATAGGCGACCGAATCGCCAGCCGGAAGGTTAAAGCCGACCGACCATTCCCGGATGTACTCGCCGGCGACGTTGGAGTAAGCCTCGCGGCCCGCTTGAGTCTCCAAGTTCATCTGCATCCGGGCATAAAGCCGATGTTCATCCCCGACGCCGCCCTTCTCAGCCTGGGCGAAGATCACCTTTCCCACCAACTTTCCCTGGTCGTGTCCGGCCAGGACGGGAATGGGCAGATTGCCGCGGATGCTGGCATCGAAGGCCGCGGGGTCGATTATGTCGCCGTCGGAGTCGCGGACGCCCATCGTGTTGACGTATGCCTCGACGATTCCCTGCCGGTCGTCAACGACTTTGGCGTCGGACAGATAGAATTTATTGATCACGTTAATTC